TGGCAATACGATTGTTGAAAGAATTCTAGAAGGTAGAGTCCAAGTAATGCCAAGTGTAACCAAATAGGATTAAGAAATGACAATCGTAAAAAACATCACAGTAGGAATACCGAGTAAAAGAGTTACAGGTAGTTGGGACATTAATAATTTAGTTGGTGTTAATACTACTGGTAAACAAAATGGTGATATATTAGTATATGATTCAGGTACTTCAAAATATGTAACAACAACATTGGCAGGTCAAGATGGTTTGGCATTCACATGGGATTCTGCAAATGACAAATATACAGTTGCAATAGATTCTGCTCTAAAAGTTTCATCTATTGAGGGTGATTCAAACAACATTTATATTAATACATTTTCAGGACAAACACTTCATATCAATGGTCAAATAATTGCCGATAGTTCAACAGTGGGTCGTTTAAGAACTACTGCATATTCATTCCCTGCAACTGATGGTACCCAAGCAGGTATGGCAATTGTTACTGATGCTTCAGGTAACTTATCATTTGCATTTGCTGGTGCAGCAGGTGGTGGTGTTGTCGTTTCAGAAATGAAAGACCTTAATGATGTTCAAGATAATTTAAACAACTTTAAATATGGCGACCATTTCTTACTTTGGGATTCATCATTCACAACATATGAAGCAAGTGGACAATATGTCCCTAAAGTATTTGGCGATGAAGTTCACTCACGATTTGCATCAAGTAGTGATTTAACATATGATTCTGCTACTGGTAGATTCAGTATAACAGCAACTGGTGTTACTGCAGGAACATATGGTTCTGCGACACAAATACCAGTCTTAACAATTAGTGCCGAAGGGCAAGTAGACTCTGCAGGACTTGTATCAGTCGCAGGAGTATCATCAACTACATATGATTCTGCAACTGGTGTATTAACAATTAATACTGCAGACGGAAATAGTTTCTTAACAACATTACATGATTCAGATGACAGAATATCAGAAATTAGAAATGCGATTAGTTCATCTGGTGATTTAAGTTATAACTCAACTACTGGTGTATTCAGTTTTGATGTTGAAGATGTTTATACAAAATCAAACTTCGATTCAGACTTTGATTTAAGAATAAGCGAAACAGATCTATTAGATTCAACAGACGCAAAAAATATATTCTCTGTAACTGATGTTGGTGGAGATGGAAGTCTTTCATATAATACTGGTACAGGAGTATTCACTTATACAGGTCCATCAGCTTCAGAAGTAAGATCTCACTTCTCTGGTCAAGGGGATTTGACATATGATTCGACCACCGGTGTTTTCAGTATTGATGTAGAACAAATCTATACAGAAGCAAACTTCGATTCAGATTTTGGAGTTGCTATTCAAACAATAGATGGAAGTTTAGTTCCTAATCTTGATAGTACATACGATTTAGGGTCTCCGACTAAAAAATGGAGAGAATTGCATTTAAGTGGTGGTACAATCTTCTTAGGTGGTATAATTCTTAAAGATGAGGGAGGAACACTTAAAGTTACAGATTCTGCTGGTACACAACAAGCAGTTGACTTAGGTGCAAACACAACTGATAGTTTAGCTGAAGGATCAACTAATTTATACTATACTGATGCTAGAGTTAGAGCGGCTGTATCTGCTGCTGGCGACTTATCATATAACTCATCAACTGGTGAATTTAGTTTTGATGTTGAAACAGTATATACAAAATCAAACTTTGATAGTGATTTAGATGAAGCGATTAATGGTGGTATAGGATTATCTTATGATTCAGGTACTAATAGAATAAACATAGATTCTACTGGTGTTGTGGAAGGTGATTATGGCTCTGCAACACAAATACCTCAAATTAGTATTAATGCTCAAGGACAAATTGATTCCGTAAAAGAAATTGCAGTAGCCGGCGTATCAAGTGTTAGTTTTGATAGTGCGAATTACAACTATACAATATCAACTGCAGATGGTGGTTCATTTGCACAAATGATTCATACAAAAATGCCAGGAACATCAGGAACATTTGGTTCTTCTTCTGCTGTTCCAATTGTAACAGTTAATGATTTTGGTTTGGTTGATAGTATCTCAACAGTTGCAGTTGCTGGTGTTGAAAGTTCTACATTTGATTCAACAACAGGTGATTATACAATTAACTTATCAACTGGTGGTACAGTAGTAACAAGATTAAGAGATTCAGCTGATATAATGAATAGGGCAAGAAATGCTCTACAAGTTTCAGATATAGGTGGTGATGGTTCATTATCATACGACTCAAACACAGGTGTATTCACATATACAGGACCAAGTGCTTCTGAAGTAAGGGCTCATTTATCTGGTTCAACTGGAGTAACTTATAACTCTGGTACAGGTGCAATCTCAATTGGACAAGCAGTTGCTACAAATAGTAATGTCGCATTTAATTCAGTATCAGTCAATACAACAAACATATATGGACAAACTGGTGGTGGTTTATCAATAAACAACGACCAAACAAAAGGTGATGCAAGTCAGTCAATATTAAATGTTGTATCAGAAGATTCATCATATACTGCAGGTGTTGCCATTGGTGTTAAAAATCAAATAGACCATGTAATTGGTGTAAGAGGAACAACTGCAAGTAATGAATTTGTAATAGGATTATCAGACACAACTGGTACATTTACAGTCAAAAATAATGTTGGTACTGCACCATTTGATTTAAATGGTGGTACAGACTTATTAACAATTGGTTCAACTGGTATCACAAGAGTTACAAGTACAGTAGAAGCAACAAACAAAACATCTGGTGCATTTATTGTCGCTGGTGGTATCGCCGCAGATAAGAATATTCGTGCCCAAGACTTTATCGCATCTGGAAACGTTCAGGCCGCAGGTACTATTTCTGGTAACTTACAGGCCTCTGCATTATCATCAAGGTCAACAACAGACCTTTCAGAAGGTACAAACAAGTATTATACAGATGCAAGAGTTGATTCATATGTAAGTGCAAACATAGTAACAACTGATATTGCAGAAGGCACAAACAAGTATTATACAGACGCAAGAGCAGATTCTGCCGTACGAACTGGTGTATCGGCAAATGATGCTGGTGGTGATGGTAGTTTCACATACAATGATGGAACTGGTGTATTTACTTACACAGGACCTAGTCCATCAGAAGTAAGGGCACACTTCTCTGGTGGTACTGGAGTTACTTACAATTCTGGTACAGGTGCTATATCAATAGGACAATCAGTTGGAACTGCTGACTCTGTTGAGTTTGGTGGTCTAACAATTCCTGGTACAGTTACAATTGGTGGAGACTTAAACGTTTCTGGTGGTTATAATGTTGCATCAAATAATGACTTGCGTGTAACAAATGCGTTAATTAAACTCGCAGACTCAAGTGTACAAGATATATTTGATATTGGTGTAGTTGGTAGATATTCACAAGATGCTGGTGTAACTATAAGAAGAGCAGGTTTCTTCAGAGATGCTACAAATGGTGAGTGGTATACATTTAATAATTTAATTCAAGATGATTTAGATTCAAATCCTGCCGCACAGACAATCAATAGAGCAGCACCATCATTTGAATTAGGAACATGGAACTTTAAAGCATTGAGAGGTTCATATTTAGGATTTGACTCTGACTTTGCTGTATTCTCATCAAACTATACACAACAAGATTCATCATTTACTGCCGTAAATGCTGGTAGATACGCAGTTAGTACTACAGACGGACCTGTTACTGTAACACTTCCTGCTTCACCAACAACTGGTGATTATGTAAGATTGATTGACGTATCAAACTGGGCAACTGATAACTCAGTTATCGTTAATAGAAATGGTTCAACAATTGAAGGATATTCGGATAATTTTGAATTGGATTTAGGACAATCCATAGTTGAGTTTATCTATATAAATAGTTCATGGCAAGTATATTCATCTATTGGTCAGAGAGGTGCTCAAGGACCTAAAGGTGATAGTGCTGAAGTTGCAAGTTTCGCATCACCAGCACAAGCAATAGCATACTCAATCGCATTGGGATAATAAAGATAGGATAAAAAACTAATGGCAAAACAACTACAAAGAGATTATGTATTCACTCCTGGGGCTGCTGGAGTTGGAACTATCAAGATCCCTGGAAGATATACTCTCGACAAAATTTTATTAATAACAAACGTAACAGATAACATCATTATGTATAACTTTGCAGATACTACATTTGCTGGTACGACTGCAACGTTTACTGCTGATAATGATGCAACAAATTTCCCTACTATACTTCAAGCAGATGATGGTTATACTACAATTACATTACAGTATAATTCATCTTCTATGAGTGCGAATGACCAACTTCAAATTTATACAGAAGATACACAAGATTACGGTCAGAAAATTAGACCATGGGATTTTGGTACAGACGCAATCGAAAGAATGAGAGTATCAAATCCACAGGCGATGATTGATGCTGACTTTGAATACGGATTACAACCTACAAAATGGGCAGGTTATGGTACTGTTAAAGGATATCCATCAACATACGAATTGCCTGGAGTTGATTTAACACCTGCTACAATTGTAACAGACTATCAAACAACTAGTACGACTAACTCTTTAATTACAGTTACATTTACTACTGTACATGCACTTGCAGTAGGTGATGTAATAAATGTAACAGGATTAGATTCTGGTATTAATGGATTCTCAAGAGCAGATGGTAACTGGATTATATTTTCTGTTCCTAACACTACTACTATAACATATTTTGCTCGTGGTACAGTTGGTGCTTCAGATGGTGATTCATTAAGAACTGAAGAAACACTTGTTAAAAAAGGTAAATTATACGATGGTGCGAGTATACCTGTTTCAAGTATCGCATCAAATGGTGCAGACCCATCAATTATTACTGTTACTTTTGCTAGTCCACATGGACTTATTCCAGGCACAAATATACACGTTGATGTAGGAACTGGTACAAACAAAGAATACGCATCTGGACCATTCTTTATCAAATCAACACCTACATTGAGTTCACTTACATATACTGCAAGAAGTGGTGCTAGTGTTACATCGCCTGGTTCTGCAACATTCTACGCATTATCTAACGCAACAATTATTCATAGACCATTTGATGGTGGTGTTATCCTATCTACTAAAACACCAACATATGCGGCCTCTGTTGTTCGTCAGACTAAAAGATATTTCAGATATCAATCTGGTAAAGGTTTCTTATGGTCATCAGGTACACTATTTGCACCTAAGTACGATATACAAAGTGTAAGTGCATCTGGTACAGCGAGTGGTTCTACAATTACAGTAAAAACAGACGACATAGACCATGGATTACAAGTAGGAGCATCTATACAATTATATGGTATCACTACATCAGGATATGAAGGAACATATTCTGTTAATAGTATTGTTGACGACTATACATTTACAGTTTTGGCAACTACTACACTTGGTGATACAACTGCCGCTCTTGAAGAAGTATCTAGTATCTATGTGAAAGCATGGATTGGTTCTGCTGTTAGGGCAGGATTGTTTGATGACCAAAACGGTGTGTTCTTTGAGTTTGACGGAAACCAAATGTTCTGTGTTCAAAGGTCTTCTGTTCAAAATGTTACTGGTACTATATCTGTTACAAAAGACAGTCAGTCCATAACTGGTACAAATACACGATTCACAGAACAATTAAAAGCAGGTGAAAGAATTGTTATCAGAGGTATGACTCACTTTGTAACACAAGTTGTTAGTAACACATCATTATTTGTTTCACCTGACTATCGTGGTATTACTGCATCTGGTGTTCGTGCCCAAAAGATTAAAGAAAAAAGAGTACCACAATCTAAATGGAATTTAGATAAAGTTGATGGTACTGGTTCATCTGGTTACAATTTCGATATCAACAAAATGCAGATGATTGGTATTGAATATTCATGGTATGGTGCTGGTTTTATTCACTTTATGATTCGTGGTTCTGATGGTAAATGGAATTATGTACATAGAATGAAAAACAACAACATAAATGATGAAGCATATATGAGGTCTGGTAACTTACCTGTACGATATTCAATTGAAAATGACGCACCATTAACATATCTAACTGCTACAATTGATAGTGCTGATTCAGACATACCTGTTAAAGACTTACTAGAATTTACAGATACTGGTACATTGATGATTGACAACGAAATTATCACATATACAGGTCGTTCTGCAACTGATGGACCTGGTAACTTTACTGGGTGTACAAGAGGTGCAACATTCAGTCAGTATCAACAAGGTACAACAAATTCTTTATCTGGTGGACCAGTTGCACAACACAGTTCAAATACTGGTATTATTGAAATATCTAACACTTGTTCACCAACTCTAACCCATTGGGGTTCTGCTCTGATGATGGATGGTGGATTTACTGAAGATAGAGGATATATGTTCAACTATCAGATTACACCAACTGGCCAAAGAAATGTATTCCAAAGAGAAAGAACATACTTTGGACTTCGTCTTTCACCATCAGTTGATAATGGTCAAGTTGGAAGACTTGGTGCTAAGAACTTGTTGAATAGGTCTCAATTACTACTTTCAGGACTAACAGTTGTTGGTACAAATGGTACAACTAACTCTGCACTAGTTGTTGAAGGTATATTAAATCCTAAAAATTATGATAGTGCAACATGGCATCCATTAACTGGTGAAGATGAAGGAGGTCTACCAAGTTTTGCACAGGCCGCTGAAAGAGGTTCTTTATGGTTCGTATCAACAGATTCAAGTTCGCCATCAGTTAGGGCAGATTATCCTGCTGAACCTGGAGAACAGATATTTGGTTCTGTGTTCCCATGTGCCGCTGAAGGTTCAACATCAGATACACTCGATTTAACAAGACTAAAAGAATTAACAGGTGCTCCATTAGGAGGTGATTATAAATTCCCAGATGGGTCAGATATTCTATGTATTAATGGTAGAACAACTGATGATGAAGCAAGAATGGGAATTATGTTGAGATGGATGGAAGCACAAGCATAAAGAAAGAAAAATAGATGGTAGTAAAACTAAGTACCTTTCTAGGAACATCATTCTCCGACCAAGCAGACTCGGCAACAGTTCGTGCGATTGTTCAGTCTGAAACCGTTAAGTTAGACTCTGGTACATCTGGTGATTATATAAAAACTATAAGAGGTATCGCTGGAGGAGGGATAGAAGTTGTTGGTGGAATAGGACACGCAACAAATCAAGAAATAAGAGCAGACTCTGCCGTTATTGCTTATTTAAGTTTAGCACAAACTCTATCAAATAAAACGATAAACTTAAATACAAATACTCTACAAGGTACTACTGGTCAGTTTAACAACTCGTTAACTGATGGCAGTTTTACTACACTTGCTGGAACTGAAACTCTTACGAACAAAACTCTAACATCACCAACAATTACAGGACCTACTATTACAGGGCCTGGGTCTATAACTGATATTAGTACATTTGGTTTGAGAGATACAGTCGCAACTTCCTTTGAAACAAGAATTACATCAACAAGCGGTGATACACTAACTGCAGATAGAACACTTACACTTGATGTGCAAAACGCAAATAGAACACTTAGTTTAGCAGGAAACTTAACATTAACTGGTGGACATGCGTCTACATTTACTACAACAGGTACAACAAGTGTTAAACTACCAACATCAGGAATTTTAGTTTCACAAGAAGATAGTGCTAATGGTATTGCTGTTGCACCATTCTTTAGTGGTTCTGGATATTATTTGACAGGGTTGTATTCTGGAAACTTTGCAACATCATCAACACTACTTATTAAAAACTCTGCAGGGAGTACGCTAAAAACTGTAATTGGTTCTGCTAGTTAGGAGTATATATTATGGCAACTAGAACACCAGTCTACTTTGATGGAACAGACATAGTAGATATGACTTCTGATCAATTAGAGAAAGTCTACAACTATGCAAAATATCTTTATTCTTTAGATCCTTCTGTTACTCTTTCTTATGTGGCTAGTGGTGGAAATATTGGTTCGATTACTGATAACAGAAAAATTTCTACTACAACATATACCAACATAACCACCTATCCTACAAGCACTTCGTCGTCTGCATATAGTAGTATTAACAATCCTTTTGGTGCAACAGTTTCTTTTTCTCGTATAAACCAAAACAGAACAGCACTTTCTTTAGCTGTTGATTCAAATAATATTAAATTTCCTATGTATCGTGATGCTAGTAACGACCTTGTGGCGATGACTGATTCTGATTTTATTGACACATTTTGCGTACCTGCTTTACGAACATATAGAACTACTGATACGACAGAAGATAGTTTTGGTGGTATATACCACATTCAAACCGCAACTTCTTTTACAGGAAGTACAATTGTTGATGCGAATTCAATATTCATTGATACTAGAAATATTGGTACTGCTTCTGCTACCGGCCAAACACAAGACCAACCTACCACTATTCAAGAATATTATCTGTATTTGAAAAATTTTGATTCAACTAACCAAAAAGACTTTGACCTTCCATCTTTTGTTTATGATTCAACCGGCGATATTTACACAGATGATAGTGCAGGATTTAATACAATACTATCCCAAATGGTTAGATGGACTGCTTCACATGGAGTTGGCGGAAAAATTACTTATCAATATAGTTCCGGTAATGCTCAGAGAGGCTCATCAATGACTGATACATATTTGAATAGTACCAGCACTGGCATCTTATTCGGTGGCTCTGATGATTATAGAGCACAGACACATCCAGCTGGAACTGCAGTAACAAATCAAACTCATTATTTAGGTATTACAGTTACTTAAACATATAAATAGTAAGGTAATATTGGAGTAATATTTATGGCTAATCCAACAACAAGAGATACATTAATAGACTATTGCAAAAGGAGACTTGGCGATCCTGTAATTGAAATTAATATTGATGAAGACCAAATAGAAGATAGGGTCGATGAAGCATTACAAATATTTCAAGAATATCATTCCGAAGCAACATATAGAACATATGTTAGTTATCAAGTAACTGCAGATGATGTTACTAATAAGTATGTATCTGTTGATTCAAGTATTTTATTTATTTCAAGAATGTTTGCGATTGATGCAACATTCGGTTCAAGTATAAACTTCTTTGATATTAAATATCAAATGATGTTAAATGACATAGCCGATATGCATAATTACATCGGCGACTTGGCATACTATGAACAAATGCAACAATATCTATCGTTATTAGATATGAAATTAAATGGCACACCTCAAGTTGAATATGCAAGAAAACAAGATAGACTTTATATATTTGGTGAATTTGCTGATGGTGATTTAAAAGCTGGTGACTATATTGTATACGAAGCATATAAAATTATAGATCCGGCTTCTTTTAGTAAAGTTTGGAACGATATGTGGTTGAAAGAATATACAACTGCATTATTCAAACAACAATGGGGGCAAAATTTAATTAAGTTCGAAGGAATGACACTTCCAGGTGGAGTAACACTAAATGGGAGACAACTATATGATGATGCAAGTACAGATTTAGAGAGATTAAGAGAACGATTACGACTTGACCATGAAGAACCAATAGACTTTTTTGTAGGATAGAGCATGGCTAGAAACATGTACTTCACAAGTGCTGTGAGGTCTGAACAGAATTTATATGAAGATATAGTCATCGAATCATTAAAAATTTATGGTCAAGATGTTTATTATCTTCCAAGAGATATAGTAAATGAAGATACTATACTAGGTGACGATGTTGTCTCATCGTTTAATTCCGCACATGTTATAGAAATGTACATCGAAAATACTGAAGGATTCGATGGAGGAGGAGATCTATTTACAAGATTTGGTGTAGAGATTCGTGATGAAGCAACATTTGTAGTATCAAGAAGAAGATGGCAACAAACTGTTAAGAAGTGGGATACAGAATTAGTATCAGTAAGACCTCGAGAGGGAGATCTAATTTATTTACCGATGACTAATAAGATATTCCAAATATCTCATGTAGAACACGAACAACCATTTTATCAATTACAAAACTTACCTGTATTTAAACTTCGTGCTAATTTATTCGAATACAATGATGAAGATCTTGACACTGGTATTGAAATTATCGACCAAATTGAAAAAGATTACGCATACTCTTATATACTTACACTAGATAGAAACAGTGATACTATTGTTCCTGGAAATACTGTAAGTATGTTATTAGATAGTGCTACTAACTTAATCATGACTGGTGAGATAGAAAAATGGTCAGACTCTGATAATAAACTACATGTTGTACATGCGGGCGCGAACGATGGTAAATATCATACGTTCTTACCAACTTATAATGTAAGTATTACTGGATCATTAAGAGCTGATTCTGATTTTACTGTAAGTGTTGTTGCTGAAGAAAATCAAATATCCTCTAATGAACAAAATGATTTCTTTAGTACTGGTTCTGTAAACTTCTTAGACTTCAGTGAAAATAATCCATTCGGTGATGCGGAGAATCAATAATGTTCGGTACTCATTTTTATCATCAGAAAATAAAAAATTCAGTTGCGATATTTGGTCGTATATTTAACAACATATATGTTATAAGAAGTAATTCTTCAGGACAAGTTATTAGTCAAGTTAAAGTTCCATTATCTTATGCTCCTAAACAAAAGTATCTTGAAAGAATTAGAGAACAAGCTGACCTTTCAGCTAATTCACAAGTAGCAATTAAATTACCGAGGATGTCATTTGAGATTACAAGTTTCAACTATGACTTGACTAGACAATTAACAAAGATTAGTACATTCAATAGTATTGGTACAGCAAAAGAAAATAGAAGAAAATATTTTACACCAGTTCCATATGATATAAACTTTCAATTAAATGTGTATGCTAAAGCACAAGATGATGCTTTACAAATAGTTGAGCAAATACTTCCATATTTTAATCCTCAATATGCTTTAACTATAAAACCATTTCCAACTGATTATCCTGATTTAAAAGAAGATATTCCTATAACAATAACTGGAGTTAGTTTTAGCGATGATTTTGAAGGAGATTTGGCATCAAGAAGAACAATAGTTTATACTATGGACTTTACAATGAAAGTAAACTTCTATGGACCAATAAATACAAGTGATGTTATTCGTAAATCAATTACAGATTTATCGCAAATAAAAGTTGGTTTATCTGATAGTGATATACAAACATCAAGGATTACTATTACACCAGATCCACTTACTGTAATAGGAACTGCTGATAGTGACTTTGGGTTTACGACATTAATAGAATTAATAGGTGATAGTGCATGAGTGATGATAAGAATATAAACGATGATTTTGAATACTCCCGAGCAACATATTACGAACTTCTAGAAAAAGGCAAAGAGTCTTTAATGGATATGATGGAAGTTGCTAGATCCTCAGAACACCCACGAGCATACGAAGTATTGTCTAATCTTATTAAGAATATGGCAGATGTCAATGACAAACTGATGGAACTGAATAAGAAGAAAAAAGATTTAGATAAAAAAGAAGAACAAAAACAGGTAGGTAACACCACTAATAATTTATTTGTTGGTACTACAGCTGACTTACAAAAACTATTAAGAGATGATGAGCAAGTGATTGATGTTACTAACGAGAACAATGCAGAATGAATATTATCTTGGTAATCCACTCGTAAAAAGAGATGGTGTTGTCCAAGACTGGACTCAAGAGCAGTTAAAAGAATATGCCAAATGTATGAAGGATCCTTCGTACTTTACCGAAAAATATATTAAAATTATTTCACTTGATAAAGGACTAGTTCCTTTTGAATTGTATCCATATCAAAGGAAGATGTTTAAACAGTTTCGAGAAGAACGATTTAATATCGTATTAGCATGTAGACAGTCAGGGAAGTCTATTTCTGCTTGTGCTTTTCTATTATGGTTTGCTTTATTTAACCCAGAAAAAACCATCGCTATAATGGCAAATAAAGGAGCTACGGCGAGGGAGATGTTAGGTCGTATAACTTTAATGCTTGAAAATTTACCATTCTTTTTACAACCTGGATGTAAAGCTCTAAACAAAGGCTCAATTGAGTTTTCAAACAATTCAAGAATAGTTGCGGCTGCTACATCAGGAAGTTCTATTCGTGGTATGTCTGTTAACTTACTATATCTTGACGAGTTCGCATTCGTAGAACACGCCGCTGAGTTTTATACATCAACTTATCCTGTGGTATCAGCTGGAACAAATACTAAGATTATTGTTACATCAACAGCGAATGGTGTTGGTAATATATTTTATAATATATGGCAAGGAGCTGAACAAGGTGTTAATGAATTTAAATCATTTAGAGTTGATTGGTGGGATGTTCCAGGAAGAGATGATAATTGGAAAGTATCAACCATAGCCAATACTTCTCAATTACAGTTCGACCAAGAGTTCGGTAATACGTTTTTCGGTACAGGTGATACATTAATTAATGCTGAAACATTAATGAAATTAAAGGCAAAAAATCCTATTGAAGCACTAGAAGGAGGAAAACTTCTAGTCTACGAAAAGACTGTAAAAGACCATGCGTACATCATGACTGTTGACGTAGCAAAAGGTAGAGGACAGGATTATTCTACTTTTACAATAATCGATATATCTACTTCGCCGTTTAGGCAAGTGGCTGTGTATCGCAACAATGTTATTTCTCCGATACTCTACCCTAACATTATATATAAGTTTGCGAAAGTCTATAATAATGCTTATGTTGTTATAGAAGCAAACGACCAAGGCAGTATCGTATGTAATGGTTTATATCACGAGTTTGAATACGAAAACATGTATCTAGAATCTGCAATCAAAGCAGATAAGATTGGTGTTGAAATGACTAGGAAAACTAAAAGAATTGGTTGTAGTTCATTTAAAGATTTAATAGAAAATGACAAACTTGACATAGTAGACCAAGAAACTATTATGGAAATATCTACATTTGAAGCAAGGGGACAATCTTACGAAGCAACTCCAGGAAACCATGATGATTTAGTTATGAATCTTGTGATGTTTGGATATTTCGTATATACCGAAGCATTTCAGGATATATCTAATATTAATTTAAAAGAAATGTTATTTGATGATAGAATGAAACAAATAGATGATGATGTCGTTCCATTTGGTTTTCACGATGATGGTGTTGATTTTGTTGAAGAACAAGATAGACGTGATGAGTGGTATCAAACATACAACCCAGAATGGGGTGACAAATATAGGGATGAATTTTGACTTTAGAACATGGACTTTTTACTCCTTCTAGGATTCCAGAGCTATTAGGATTAGTTTCAATAGTCATAAGTCCAACCGACTTATGTAATCGTACCTGTGAGTTTTGCCCCCACTCAATGGGATTTCCAAATAAAAAGAATTATATGAAAGTACATTTAGCTGAGATACTGGCTAAAGAATTGGCATACTATAAATGGGATGGTGTTATCAGTGTATCAGGATATGGCGAACCATTATTACATCCAAATATTGGTAGTATTATAAAACAATTTACATCAAAAGGTATATCTACAAGACTGATTACAAGTGGTGATAGAATATTAAATGGCAAATTTACGTCAGAAGAAATAGATAGTTGGGGTCTGTTGTCTATAAAGATTGATTGTTATGATGGTCAAAATGATGTGGATAAGATGAATGAAATATTAAAAGATTTAAAAACATATAAAAGAATTACAACTGGACCAACAGATTTATCTAATCGTGCTGGTTATTTGTGGTTTGCGAATAATATAAAGAAACCTTGTTATCAACCAGCGCTCAAATCTATTGTCGATTGGGATGGTAATGTATATATTTGTTGTGAAGATTGGTCTAAAGAAATATCATTCGGAAGTATATATGAAAAAACATTTTCTTCGATATGGCTATCAGAAGATCTAAATTATGTAAGGCAAAATCTGCTAAATGGTATAAGAACGTTTCCAACTTGTCAAAATTGTAACCTTTTACCAGAAAATTCACAAAATGAGCGAGAAGCAGATGAAATTTGGCAAAGTTATAAATATATGTAAATTGAATATAACCGCATTATGAGAACATATAATTAGTAACCGAAAATAAGGAAAACACAATGGCACTTTCAACTCCTTCCGAATCTCCTGCGGTTGTAGTCAAGGAAATTGACCTCACTAGTTCTGTACCTGGAGTTCAGAGTACAACTGGTGCGTTCGTAGGAAACTTTAGATGGGGTCCAGTAGGGCAAAGAGTGCAAGTATCTACCGAAACAGAACTCGTTGATACATTTGCCAATCCAGACTCCTATAATACAATAGATTTCCATACGGCTGCTTATTATCTGAAATATGGTAATAATCTTCAAGTTGTTCGTGAAGCAACTTCCGATGCAGTTAATGCATGGGGATCTATTTTTAACACTGCTTCTGATTCTGCAGATGGCGGTGACACGATTAATAATAAGGTTGCATTTGATGCAAACCTATCATCACTAGGAACTAAAGGATATACTTTTATTGGTAGATATCCTGGGGAACTAGGGAACAGTTTAAAAGTAAGTATATGTCCTGGAGCAGACTCTGCAGGAGCTCTCTTTAATGGTTGGGCATATAAATCTTCATTCGATGCATTTCCAAGCACTTCAACTTATGCATCAAATAGAAGTTCAACCAATGATGAATTGCATATCATAGTCGTTGACGAAGATGGTAGATTTACAGGAACTCCAGGTGAAGTTCTTGAAAGATTCCCATTTGTATCACAGGCTGCTGATGCTAAGGCTGCTGATGGAACATCAATCTTTGCGAAAGATGTAATCAACCAAACATCCGAATATGTTTATCTCTTAAATTTAGTAGATTCAACTCATGCGGCATTTGGTCAAAGCTCATCAGCTGGTAACACGTATACAGGGACAGCAACAACTGATATCGTAATTGCTGGTGGTGTTAATTCAGAAACATTAACAGCTACTGAAATACTAGCAGGACACGATCTGTTTGAAGATAAAGATATCGTAGAAGTTGATTTCTTAATTGCTCCAGATGCAACAAGTTCAGCTCACACTACTATCGTGAACGATCTTGTGGCTAATGCGGCTGCTAGGAAAGACTGTATCGCAGTTGCTTCACCAAAAAGAAGTGATATTGTTGGCCAAACAAATGCAGCAACTATTACAACTAATATTGAAACAACAGCAAATGCGTTAACGAATTCATCATACTTGGTACTTGATGGTGGCTACCTAAAAGTATATGACAAGTATAATGACCAATACATTCAGATCCCTGCATCATCATCAACAGCTGGTATAATGGCGGCCACAGATAGAGATAGAGCTCCTTGGTTCAGTCCTGCTGGACAAAGAAGAGGTACTTATCTTGGCGTAACAGCGATTGATTATATACCGACTAAAGCACAAAGAGATACTTTGTATAAAGCTGGTGTAAACCCTGTTGCCAATATACCTGGACAAGGAATTGTATTGTTTGGTGATAAAACTAAACTTGCAAGACCTTCTGCGTTTGACAGGATTAATGTTAGAAGACTATTCTTAGTACTTGAAAGAGCAATTTCAAGAGCTGCAGAAAGTGTTCTATTTGAATTCAATGACGAATTTACAAGAGCTGAGTTCGTAAACATTGTTGAACCATTACTTCGTGAAGTGCAAGGTAGAAGAGGAATTACTGACTTTAGAGTTGTTTGTGACGAATCAAACAATACAGCAGCAGTAATTGATAGAAATGAATTTATCGCATCAATCTTCATCAAACCTGCTCGTTCAATTAACTATGTAACACTTAACTTTGTTGCAGTTAGAACTGGCGTGGACTTTGAAGAAGTTGTAGGCACAGTGTAAGGAGGTAATCATGGCTATACTAGGAGTAGACGATTTTAAAGCGAAACTTCGTGGCGGTGGTGCTCGTCCAAATTATTTCCAGGTAACACTTAATTATCCTGGATATGCGAATGGTGATCCAGAGCTGACCTCATTTTTAGTGTCCGCAGCACAGCTACCGGGTTCAACATTTGGAGCCATTGATGTTAATTATAGAGGAAGAGTATTAAAAATGGCTGGTGACAGAACATTTGAAACATGGACTGTTACAATCATTAACGATACTGACTTCGCTATAAGAAACGCAATGGAAAGATGGTCAAATGGTATTAATAACTTTAAAACTAATACTGGTTTGAATTCACCAATCCAATACGAAGCAGACTTAAAAGTCGATCAATTAGACAGGAATGGCGATTCTCTAAAAACATATACGTTTAGAGGAGCATACCCTGTAAATATCGGATCGATTGAATTAAGTTACGATAACACTAATGCTATCGAAAACTTTACAGTCGAGTTCGCTTATCAATATTGGGAAGCATTGGCACCAGTGCCGACCACTTCTTAATATTGTACTAAATATTACTAAAGGGGGTCGAAAGACCCCCAAAGTAACATAGGAATTACACATGGCAGACGAAAGAGGTTTTACATTATTTGGATTTGAGATAAAGAGACAATCCTCAAAAGACGAAACTATGAAGAATCGTCCATCTATCGTTCCCCCAAGGGATGAAGATGGTGCGGGCTATATTACAGCATCAGGATCTCATTATGGTCAATACGTTGATATAGAAGGCAACGATAAAGTAAAAGATAATAGAGATCTTATTATGAAATATCGTGGTGTTTCTATGCATCCCGAAGTTGATGCGGCTATTGAAGATATTATAGATGCGGCGATAACATTCGGTGAGACGAAACAATCTATTGATATTATATTAGATAATGTCGATACTACCGACCAAATTAAAAAATTGGTAAAAGAAGAATTCGATAGAATCTATACTATGTTAAACTTTGATGAAAATGGTCATGACATTTTCAGAAGATTCTATGTAGACGGAAGAATGTATCATCACTTAGTTGTAGATGAAAAGAATTTAAAATCTGGTATTCAAGAAATACGACCGATAGATTCAGCAAAAATACGAAAAGTAAAAGAAATTAAAACTAAGAATGACGAGGCTACAGGAGCAAAAGTTGTAGTCAATGTAAATGAATACTATGTTTATCAAGAAAAGCCTGGAGAACAAAGAACAGGAGTAAGATTAACAGAGGATTCAGTCAACTATGTAACTTCGGGTCTATTAGACGAACAACGTAAAAAAGTTATATCATATCTTCATAAAGCATTAAAACCAATCAATCAGTTAAGAATGATGGAAGATGCACTTGTTATTTACAGACTTGCAAGAGCACCAGAAAGAAGAATATTCTATATTGATGTTGGTAACTTACCGAAAGGTAAAGCTGAAGAATATATGAAACAGATTATGTCACGTTATCGTAACAAGTTAGTATACGATGCTAATACAGGACAGATTCGTGATGATAGAAAACATATGTCAATGTTGGAAGATTTCTGGCTACCAAGACGAGAAGGTGGTCGAGGAACACAAATCGAAACACTTCCTGGAGGAGATAATCTCGGTCAAATAGATGATATTGTTTATTTCCAAAGAAGATTATATCGTTCGCTTAATGTTCCGATTAGTAGATTAGAAACAGATAATGCGTTTAGTCTTGGAAGAACAACGGAAATTAATAGAGATGAATTAAAATTCCAAAAATTTATTGACAGACTAAGAGCAAGATTCTCACATCTATTTAAAGATATCCTTAAAAAACAATTGATGTTAAAAGGTATTATCACTGAAGAAGATTGGGAAAATTGGAGAAGTGATATAGTAGTTGATTTCTTAAAAGATAACAACTTCTACGAACTTCGCGAAGCAGAACTTATAAGAGAAAGAATTAATACATTAGATATTTTACAAAATTATATTGGTTCTTTTTATTCTAAAGAATGGGTAATGAAAAATGTTCTTATGTTCTCAGAAGAAGATATTTCAACTATGAAAGACCAAATAGATGCTGAGAGTGATACTGGGGATGATGGTTCCGATGACTTTGGTAACAATCCAGGTGACGATCCAGCAATAACTAAAAATTATGATTTTTAAAGGAGATAAATTATGGCTGATAATGCGATAACAAATGATTTGATTAATAGTATTTTAGCAGGAAGTTTTAATAATGCTGAAAAAATGCTACATCAAAATTTAGCACAAAAACAAAATGATTTGCTCGACCAAGAAAAGATTAAAATGGCTGGGCAAATGTATAATAACGTTCAACCTGAAGAAGATGAAGAGGTCGAATTAACTGATGATGATATAGAAAATGCTATTGATGATGAAGCAGAAGAACTTGGAAATGACGAGGAACAAGAGTAATACTTGTATATTAATCCCATCTAGACTTAAAAGCACAAGATTTCCAAATAAACCTTTAATAGATTTAAATGGTAAATCTATGATTCGTACTGTATTCGACAGGTGCGAAAGTTTTGGTTACGACACTATTGTTGTGACTGATTCAGAAAAAATAGCAGATGAAATCCCTTTAGAAAATATAGTTATGACTGACCATCATTATGATAATGGTACAGATAGACTTATGCGAAGAGTAGTTGATGCTGTATGGTGCGACTATGATAATTATATTAATGTTCAAGGAGATAATCCTGATGTTACTTTGGATATTATTGAAGCCATTGATAATAAATTAGATAATGCTACTGTTGTAAATGCTTACACTATAATGACTACTGGTGAATGTAAGGATAATAATTCTGTTAAATGTATAGTTTCTGATGATAATATAAATTGGTATACAAGAGCAGAGGTGCAATACGGATTTAAAGCACTAGGGTTTCATGGTTATAAAAAAGGAACATCAGAACTTTGGTCAAAATTTAAAAGGCACCAAGAAGAAAAAATAGAAGATGTAGAACAACTTCGTTGGATACAAAATGGTATAAACCTTAAAGGAGTGTTTGTAGATTTTTATGGAGTCGAAATAAACGAACCAAAAGATTTAAAAAAGTGGAAATTTAAGCAAAATCTTTAATTATATAAATATATACAAACTTAAAAAAGGATTTACAACCAATGGTAAGCTTCTATAAACCCAAATCTACGGAGATAAATGCTCCTACAACAGTTGGCACTGCATCAACTGTAAGTTCAGCCAGAGTAGTAAGAGCCGTTAACACTAGTGCATCGACAGCATACCTCGTATCTTATTACGATGAAAATTTTGATGACAGTGCATCTTTTACACTAGCACCAATGGAAACAGTATTGATTCCGAAAGCAAGTGGTGATAAAATATGGGCGGCTGATGCATCAGTTAAGTTATCAAAAATAACATATCCAAAAGGATAGTAAAATGAAATTAATCGCAGAATATACTGAAAGCAACCTCGAATTTATTACCGAAGAAAAGAACGGTACTAAAAAATATGCTATTGAGGGTGTTTTCATGACAGCCGAAACAAAGAATCGAAATGGTAGGATATATCCTCGTGAGGTAATGGAAAGTGCCGTAAACAAATACGACAACGAACAAGTGAAAACAGGAAGAGCAGTTGGAGAGCTGAATCATCCTGAAGGACCTACCGTAAATCTCGACAAAGTTTCTCATAAGATTGAATCTCTCAATTGGGAGGGAAACAATGTTATGGGCAAAGCAACTATTTTGAACACACCGATGGGGGAAGTTGTAAAAGGTCTCCTTGATGGCGGTGTCAAACTAGGTGTTTCAACTCGTGGTATGGGAAGTTTAGCAAGAAGTAATGAAGCAATGATCGTCAAAGATGATTTTATTCTTAACGCAGTAGACATTGTGCAAGATCCATCTGCTCCATCAGCATTTGTAAATGGAGTTATGGAGGGCGTAGAATGGGTCTGGAATAACGGAATTATTGAAGCTAAACATATTGAACAAATTGAGACTGAAATTAAGAACGCTGCAAAGACGAATCTCCCAGAGACAGAAATTCGTGAGTTTAAAAATTTCCTCTCGTTACTCAAATCTAAAATATAAGGAGCCTGATTATGTCTGAAAAAGAAATAATCGATAACGAAACGGTTCAGGAGCTCCACTCAGAAGAAGTTGAGAACGAAGTAGTGGAATCAACTAAAGCTAAAGTAAAGGAAGCAGAAGCTCCGACAACCGATGCCGAAGAAAAATCAGCTGAAACCGTTGATAAGGCAGGAGATGCAACAAGCGTCTCTAAAAAAAGAACAGGCGACAAATCAAACTCAGAGCCTTCACATCTACCAGGAACTAAAGCTGGTATGATTAATGCGGCTTATAGTGAAATGAATAACATGTCAACAGCTAAACTAAAAGAGCTGATGAACCAATCATTCGGTTATAAGTACGAAGTTAAAGAAGGCGTTGAAGCAGAAGAATCACAAGAACCTGCAATTAACTATCAAGCAGATTTCTCTGGTGATTTAAATGCATTGATAGAAGGTGAAGCAACTTTATCTGAAGAATTCAAAAGTAAAGCTGCAATAATCTTCGAAGCCGCAATTAAATCTAAACTCGCAGATGAGATCAATCGTCTTGAAGAAAAATACAACGAGGAAGTATCAGTAGAAGTTGAATCAACTAAAGCTGACCTAGTTGAAAAAGTCGATAACTATCTAAACTACGTTGTTGAAAATTGGATGAAAGAAAACCAAGTAGCAATACATCAAGGTTTAAGAACAGAAATCGCTGAGAACTTTATGAATAGTCTAAAAGACCTATTTGTAGAATCTTATATTGATGTTCCTGAGTCCAAAGTAGACCTAGTTGACGAGCTATCTGGAACAGTTAGTGATTTAGAAGAAAAACTAAATTCAACAACTGCTTCAGCAATCGAGATGGCTGAGAAACTTGAAGGATACCAAAGAGAAGCAATCATTCGTGAAGCATCAAAAGATTTGGCTGACACTCAAGTTGAAAAGTTAAAATCATTAGTTGGAGATATAGACTTTGACAATGAAGAAGCATTTTCTAAAAAAGTTTCTACAGTTAAAGAATCATATTTCTCTAAAAAAGTAACCGAGTCAAAAGAGGAGATCGAAGAATCATATGATGATGAAGTCGAAACTTCCGATGTTATGGCTCAATACATTTCTGCAATTAAAAAGCAGACAAAACAATAAGGAAGACTTAAAATGCAACAACCATTATCTTACGATAAATTGGTAGAAAAATGGGCTCCGGTTCTTAACGAAGAATCAGCTGGAGTTATCAAAGACTACCATAGAAAAGCAGTTACTGCTGCGATTCTAGAAAACCAAGAAGTGGCAATGCGTGAAGAGGCTGCTCAGTATACAGGATTCCTCGACGAGGCTGCTCCTGCAACTAATACTACATCAGCCGCTAACTGGAACCCAGTTCTAATTTCACTAGTAAGACGTGCTATGCCAAACCTTATGGCATACGATGTAGCTGGTGTACAACCAATGACTGGTCCAACTGGCTTAATCTTCGCGATGAAATCACGTTATACAGCTGGTGGTACTGGTAATACAGAAGCACTATTCAACGAAGCTGACACAAGATTCTCTGGTACACAAACTGGAGCCGCTCAGCCTGCTGATGGTTCTGGTATTGCTGCCGCAACTGATTCAGACTCAACAGCTGATGACGACAGAAGCACAGCACTAGCAACTCCAGGAATGACAACAGACTCTGCTGAAGCAATCGGCGATTCAGCTGCAAATGCAATTGCTAATATGGGTTTCACCATTGAAAAAGCAACTGTAACAGCTAAGTCTCGTGCACTAAAAGCTGAGTACACAATGGAATTGGCTCAAGATCTTAAAGCCATCCATGGTCTAGACGCTGAAACAGAGTTAGCAAACATTCTATCAACAGAAATCCTTGCTGAAATCAACAGGGAAGTTATTAGAACAATTAACTCTCAAGCTAAGACTGGTGCTCTTCAAACAAACACTGCTGTCAATGGTATCTTCGACGTTCAAACAGACGCTGATGGTCGTTGGTCAGTTGAAAAATTCAAAGGTTTGGTTCTTCAAATCGAAAGAGAAGCAAATGTTATCGCTAAAGAAACTCGTAGAGGTAAAGGTAACTTTATTATCTGCTCTTCAGATGTAGCATCTGCTCTATCAGCATCAGGTATGTTAGACTACACACCTGCTATGTCAGTTTCTCTACAAGTAGATGACACTGGTAACACATTCGCTGGTACTCTTAATGGAAGAACAAGGGTTTACATTGACCCATATGCAACTACTGATTATATCACAGTTGGATATAAAGGTACAAACCCTTATGATGCTGGTATCTTCTATTGCCCATACGTCCCACTCACAATGGTTCGTGCTGTGGCTGAAGACAGCTTCCAACCAAGAATTGGATTTAAAACAAGATATGGCATGGTATCTAACCCATTCGTTGGATCAACTCCAGCTGATGGTCTAGCTGCTGCTAAATCTAACCAATACTATAGACTATTCAGAGTCGACAGTATTCTAGGTGCATAATCTAGATATTAGATCCGAAAATTAAGGGAGCGACTTCGGTCGCTCCTTTTTTTGTATAAATAAAGTTATGGCTACACTAACTAAAAATATAAACTATTTACAACCAACTTCTTTTAAGTTGCTTATAGATAGAAAGCATTATCCTAATTTAGAATTTTTCGCACAGTCAGTTTCTCATCCCTCAATGACGATGACTAGTGTCGATTTACCATTCAGAAAAACTTCTGTCGCTTTTCCTGGAGATACTTTAGATTTTGGCGAATTAACTGCCAATATAATTCTTGATGAGGATATGAATAGTTATACAGAAATGTTTAACTGGATGCGTAGAAATTTGGATAATAATAGTTCGAATCCATTAAATAGAACTAGTAGGGATGCTTCTTCTTATGCAGATGTAACACTTTCTATACTATCAAGCCATAATAATCAAACGAGACAAGTTAGATACATAGATTGCGTTCCTACAGCATTGGGTGCCATAGAATTCCAATCAACTTCTTCTGGCACTGAATATATAACATTTCAAGTATCTTTTAGTTATAGTTATTTTGAATTGTTTGGTGTAAATTCAACAACAGGTAATATAAATGTATCACTTGAGAAACGAACACTACAAGACGGAAGTACAATATTAACACCGAGAAATTATGATTCAGCATGAAACTAGCGATTTGGGGATCAACACAAACTGGTAAAGCCAGTTTGGTTTTTAACTTTTTAAATTATTATAACTTAGAAAAAGTACGATATAAAGGTGAGTTTGAATTTGAACCACCGAAAACAGATTCGTATGTAATCAAAGTCCTTTACGATTATAGAATAACCAATAAAATACTTAACGAATATCTATTGGATAGAATAGAAGAAGATTGTGTTCATTTATTCATGTATAGGCAAAACTTGTTATCGCAATATCTTGCTTTACATCATAACGAAGCAATTGATAATGGAACCGACCCTGATGTTCTAGATGTACATGACTGTAAAGCATTTATAGAAAGTCAAAAAAATAATACAGCAAGAATATATGATACTATAAAAGATTTAAATGTAGTCGCTGGTTCTTATGAAGAGATATTCCACTCTGATAAAGTTTTTGATATATTTAACAAACTTAATGTAGATATAAAAGAAGAAGATGTTCCGCATCTTATAGGTCCAATCAAGTGGGAAGTACAAGGAAAAAATAAACATACACAAGCAAGATTTACAGTAAATAAAGGGATAGAACACTTTACTTACAAAGAAAATTATAGTATAATAAAGAATATGTTCTGCGAAGAATATATGTATATAGATAATGATACAAGGGAAGTAAAATTTTTACACCATGAAACTTGATGATATAATAAAACAATGGCAAGAAGATTGTGAAATTCCTAGTATGCATTTAGACGATGCGTCAAGGAAAACACCAACTCTACACTCCAAGTACATAGAATTATTAGCCAGAGCCAAACTTACTTTAAAGAAGTTAGAGTTTGAACAAAAGACTTTACTCAAACAAAAGTGGTTATATTATAATGGTAAGATGGACGAGGCAACTCTTATTGAATTAGGATGGAATCCTGATCCATTTGATGGTCTCCGTGTACTTAAAGGAGAGATGGATTATTATTATGATGCCGACCCAGAGATACAAAAATCAGAAGAGAAAATACAATACTATAAAACAATTATAGATACTCTTGTGAATATAATTGATACAATAAAATGGCGACATCAAACGATACGAAACATTATAGATTGGAAAAGATTCGAGTCGGGCTCATAGACCATGCCAATCTTCAAGTAGAATGTGATAGATCTATTGCTTACGAGTTAATAGATTATTTCTCATTTTATGTCCCTGGATATAAGTACATGCCAGCATACCGAAATAAAGTATGGGATGGCAAGATAAAACTATTCAATCAAAATGGTCAACTTCCTGTTGGCTTATTTCAGCATTTAAATCAGTTCTGTAAAAATAATAATTACGAAGTTGAATTAATGGAAAGCAAATATGGCTATCCATTACAGACGCAAGAAATAAATCCTGATGATGTATACGAGTATATAAAGAAACTAAATGTACCATGGGAAATTAGAGATTATCAGTTCGATGCCATAGTAAATGGTCTTAAAAGGAAACGAGCTATCCTCCTGAGTCCTACAGGCTCCGGTAAATCCCTAATTATATACATACTAGCCAGATATTATCTTGAGTTAGAAAAATCCAAAGTTTTAGTTATTGTACCAACAACATCTTTAGTTGAACAAATGTATAATGACTTTAAACACTATGGTTATGAAGAACAGCAAATGCATCGTATATATTCTGGTAAGGATAAGAAAACAGATGCTCCTATAATCATTAGTACATGGCAATCAATTTATAAACTTGGTCGCGATTGGTTTGAACAGTTTGGAATGGTTATCGGTGATGAGTGTCATGGATTTAAATCTAAGTCGCTTATGTCAATTATGAATAAATGTTCAGAAGCAGGGTATAGATTTGGTACTACTGGAACTCTTGATGGTGCGTTGACTCACGAGTTAGTATTACAGGGATTATTTGGTCGTATTATGAATGTAACAACTACTAAGTCATTACAGGAAAGTCAAACTCTAGCACAACTTGATATAAAAAGAATTACACTTGAGTATGAAAAATCTATCCGTCAATACTTCGGTAAAAGAAAATATGCTGATGAAATAGATTATATTGTAACGAATGAAAAGAGAAATAACTTTATTACTAATTTGGCTCTAGACCAAAAAGGAAATACATTGGTATTGTTTCAGTTCGTAGAAAAACATGGTCAACCATTATTTAATATGATAAGAAGTAAGGCAAATGAAAATCGCAAAATTTTTTATGTGTCTGGACAAGTTGATACTTCAGATCGTGAACAAATTAGAAATATTACTGAGAAACAAAAAGATGCTATAATAGTTGCTTCGATGGGTACATTTAGTACTGGAATAAATATTAGGAACTTACATAATATCATATTTGCATCTCCGAGTAAATCGCAAATAAGAGTATTACAAAGTATAGGTCGTGGATTAAGACCGAGTGATAATGGTGAACCAACAAAGTTGTATGATTTGATAGATGATATTAGTTGGAAAGAACAAAAGAATTTTGCTCTCCTTCATGGCTTCGAAAGATTAAGAATATATAAAAGAGAGAAATTTAATCACAAAACATTTAAGGTAGAGATATAATGGATAAAAATGAACCAATATTAAAACAATTTAAAATGTCGAATGACGAAGAGATTGTTTGCGAGATTATTAGTTTTCCTGATGACGAAGAAAACGATGTTATTGTAAGGAAAGTTTTAAAAATATCTTCTGTAGATAATTATCTTTCAGGTTCAAAATATTATTCTTTACGACCTTGGATGTCTTTCTATGATAATATAAATTTACTTTATGTTTTAAATCCTTTTCATATTATTGCTGAAATAGAACCATCTGATGATTTGAAATCTCTTTACTTTGAAACATTACAAATGATTGATGAAGATTTAAAAGATGGTAAACATAAAATGTCTCGACAGAAAGTAAAAGATTCTTCTGCTAGAGAAGCCGCTGAAGAAATATTGAAAAGTAATTCTGAGTTGTTTGATAGTTTAGAAACCGATTCAGACTTTATAAGTAATATTGTTAGATTCTCAAAACCGAAAGGGACCGTTCATTAGAGGGATCCACCGACTCCTTAAAGGGACATCTTTATTATAACCTAAATTTGGCAGTTAGTAAATACTTTTTTGAAAAAAAATAAAAAAAAATATCTATTTACTTTGAATGATAAAAATTATATAATATACTGATAAATAAGGAATTTATTATGTGGATATACAAATGTAAAGCAGGAACATATTCCTCACATACTTTACTCGGATTATTATGGGAACGATTAACTCATAAGTTCTGGCATTTAAAACAAGGACATGGGTGGGTCGATTAAGATGAGAAGAAACAAACACCACGCACATTATGTAAACAACAAAGAATTTTCACAAGCTGTTGTTGAATATGTAAAAAAGATTGACGAAGCAAAAAAGACTAGATCTAATCAATTACCAATAGTTCCAGATTACATAGCAATTTGTTTTATGCGTATCGCTGAAGGATTATCGCATAAGTCAAACTTCGTTGGCTATACATATCGAGAAGAAATGGTAATGGATGGTGTAGAGAACTGTTTAAAAGCGATT